CGTATAAAGCAGACCATGTAGCAATTCTTTGGTCGTTCATAAGATATGGTTCTGCCTCTGCTAGAGTTGCGTAAAGTAGAGCATCTGGATAGTATGCTAAGAACAAGTTACTAGCTGTTGTGCTAGATATAAATGTAGGTTGAGCATAATATAAAATTTGAACTGTGTAGCTTGTATCAGGACCTGGTGCAAACTTAAACTCTGTACCTAACATTGTAAAGTAATGTGGTCTTCCTGATAATGTTGTTTGACCATCTCTAAAGAATAAGTCAGGTGACTGAAACTCTAGTAATACAGGAGGGTTTCCTAACATGTGTATTTCTCTGACTTCTAAAAAGTCTGTAGGAAAACCTACTGTGCTATCTGTTGTAGTCGCAGTAGCAACCTTTAACATTCTTTCTGTTCTTAAATCACGAGTCATTCTGAATTGTGCCATCTGAATGAAGTCAGGTATCTGTGATGATAAGTCTGTTCGTGCTAAGTAGTTTTCTACTGTAGTTACAAACGCACTATAGTTAGTAAATGCCATCTAATTGTCCTTTTAGTCTATCCCAGCACTTGTCCATCTCATCTTTATGCCATTCACTCGCAGCTAATGAGCTTAACCATGCTGTTCTGTCAAAATGTGTTAAGTTTTCTATGTCTTTTATGTTATTGGATACAGGAATTGCAGGGCTATATGGTGAACCTATGACAGGAACACCACGAATAAGTGCTTCTACATCTGCTACACTACCAAAACTCACAATAACATGAGCTTTTTCTAATGTTTTCTTAAAGTCACCTTCGCCTTTACGCTTAATGACAATTTTTCTCTCTGTATGTTTCCTAATTTCTTCTATGGTTGTATCTAACCAAGTAGAAGTTTGGTAAATGTAAGCTATTTTTTCTGGTGGTGGTAAGATAACTACGTTTTCACCACTACGATACTCGTGAACTTTAGGTATTTCTCTATCAGACTCACGCCAATCTGTGCAATGGTAGTTATTTACACAGAATCTAGCCCACGATAAGTCCATTTCTCTATGAAAATAGCCATGGTCTATCAAAATATATGGTATTTTTTGTTCTCTACATGATATTTGTATCTTATCTGCACCATGTAAATTACCTACTACGACTGGAATTGACTTACCATCCCATTCTTTTGTTAAAATGCCCTTACAATGCGTTTGTAAGCGTTTTAAGACGTTATCTCTACGTTCTATGCCACTCAGTATTAACTGCATCTAAAACTTGTTCTACGCTTATTGCTTTGCTTTTTAGAAGGCAATGCTGACATACGCTATCATAAGTCCCACATGGCTCTGAACCGTCATGTATATTTCTATGGGTATCATATCCTAAATGCCTCGGTGAAGTAAAACCTGTCCATATAACTACAGAAGGTATGCCTAAAGCTGCTGCTGCATGATGTAAGCCACCATCTGTTCCTACAAATAACTTTGCTTTGCTTAATACTTGTAATGCGCTTCTAAAGGTTGGTGTTTCTACCCACTTTGTTTTCTTGTCAGTAGTGACATCACCTAATTGTATCCATGGTAAATCATGCTTGAGTAATTCATCCCAACCATGCCATGCTTTGTTGACTGTATGTATATAAGTCTTTTTAACGTTAGGTTCTACAACTATGTAGTTACCTCGTATCTTGTCTATGACTTTTTGTTCTTCGTTATTAAAGTATATTTCACCTACTTTAGGTTTATAGTCATCATTGAATAGTAACCGACCATTCTTTGTGCCTTTGAGATAAGGTCTGTGTCCTTGATAGTTTTTAACCCATACTACGTCTGTATCAGAGTTACTAGCCATTCTAGGATTGTTAGCAAATACTTGACCATCCCATGACATTCTAACGCCATCACCTAACTTAACCTTTTTACCGGTTCTTTCGTTAGCTTCTTTAGCATCACCAGATGCCATTAACCAATCACCAAGTCCCATTTAATTGCTTGGCTACTTTATTAATTACTTCTGACCATTTGTCATTGTCTTGATATATGAGTCTCATGTGACGATACCAAGGCATACTTGCTTGTGCATAACGCCATTGATGCCATGTAGGAACTAGACACCATGTCTTAACACCCATAGCTGCTGCACAATGTAATGCTGTTGTATTTACCCCTATGACCATATCACATTCAGCTATTAACGCTGCTGTATCATCATAGTCTTTTGCGTTTGTCGCAAAATCATAGTATTTAACACCATCTAATTTGCGTTCTACGCTATAGTCTAAACTGACTAATACATAGTCTTTTAGCTTTAATAATGGCTCTATATCTTCTTGTGTAAGTTCACGACCTTTAGCGTTAGTATGTTTAATACCACCTTTAGTCGTAATACCTATAACTTTCTTACCCCATGAGTCAAACAACCCACGCCACATAGTGCGTCTTTCAGGGTCAGCTTTTAGATAAGGTGTGCCAGGAAAGTCTTTATTGGTATGTCTAAAGAACTCAGGTAATCCACCTATTGCACATCTGTAATCAAACTTCTTATCTGCTAACCATTCAGGGCTATCTTCTTTACGAGTGCCATGCACTTCTGCTTCAGGAAAGCTACGTGTAAATAAACCTTCTAATCTTGGGTCACAGTCTATATAGACTTTATGACTTGACTTGATAGCGTCAGGAATACAGCTACCATAGAATATCTCATCACCTAAACCTTGTTCGCCATAGATAATAAGTGTTTTGTCTTTAGTGCCATCCCATCTTACTTCGTCACCATACACCCATTCTTTTCTAAACTTACCACCGAGTGACTTACCCCAATACTCCCAACCTTTATCCCATTCACCTTTAGCTAGATAGCTATGTGCTAGGTTTAGTTGACCATGTATATCGTTAGGGTTACATTCTAAAGCCATCTTACAGGCTTTCTCTGCATCATCCCATTTAGATGTTTGGACTAATGTTGCTGCTGCATTAGAATAAGCTAATGCGTATGTAGGGTCTAATTCTGCTGACTTTAGGAAATACTTTAGAGCATCTTCATACATGTTTAGTTCATGTGCTGCACGACCTAAAGATGTCCATATCGCTTTATTGCCTGGCATCTCTTGTAATGCTCTACGAAAGAACTGATATGCAAATGCAGGCTTATCGCCTTGTAACCAGATATATCCTAGAAAGTTTAGTGTAGCAGCGTCATTAGGATATTCTTCTAATACAGAATATATAAGTGGTAATGCTTTGTCATACTCTTCCTTGTTGATAAGGTCATGTATGGCTAATTGTATTTCTCTTATTTCGTCTTTATCCAATTATTTGTCTTTTTTATCTATATTCTTTAACACTCTATCTGAAGCAATGTTACCTATAAATGTACCTGATACTGAAGCTGCAAACTGAGTGCATCCAGTAATTATACACACTATACACACTAGAATATATTTAGCCATTCTTTGTTGTCAACTTGAGATATGGATAGTTTTCGTTTATTTCTTTTATTAGAGCTTTTGTATGGTCAGGGTTATATATGTCTATACCCTTTTGCTTTAACTGCATTTCCACTACAGGTGGAATGCTAGCAAAGTGCGCCCATTCTTCTTTAACGCCTTTACCCCATACATCTGGGTTATCTCTTGATTGTTTAATCTTGTCTAACATACCACTCAAGTCTTGAGTAGTGGTTAGGTAATATGTATCTTTAGCTGGGTCATAGTCAAAGTACTGACTTACACCTGTTACGCTATTGTGGTCAAATAATATTGGCATATAAAAATACAATAGAGGGAGAATTAACTCCCTCCATTATATCATAACTAATTACTAAGCACCTACGTTTTGTACTTTAGCATGTGCATCTGGGTTTTGAACCACTAATGCGTATTCTGCTGTGAGTAACCATTTTGTGCTGTCACCAGTTTTAGCTAGTTCTTCTTTAGCCATTGGGCGTAATGAAGCTAAGCCAACATAACCTGGGTCTACGCATAAAACAGCTTGGTCACGCATGAAACGGTCAAGTTTCACAGTATGATTACCGAAGTCGGATACGTATACATCCGCTGCACCAGTAATTGTAGCTTGTGTTGTACCTTGAACGTTGTTGAACTTAGTAGCAATACCAGCAAAGCCTGAGAAACGAGCTTTGTTTGTAGCTGACATAAGGATAAGTGATGGCTCACCACCGTCTGTCCATGCTAATTGTAATGCTGATTTTAAGTCTGCTTCAATGAATGTTACAGAAGTACCATCTGTTGGTGATGCTACTGTGCCATTGCTGAAGCCAGGTGTTGTACCTGCTGTTGAACCTGTTGCTAATACTCGGTTAGTAATCCATGATTCTACACCTGCAGTTGAACGAGCTGTTGCTGGACCACCTGCTGAAGATGCTTGGTTACGTACGATTGCATATTCCATGTCACGTTTAAGTTCTTTACCAGCTTTCATAAGTTGGTAAGCAACTTCAGACTTACGACCATACTTACGTACTACGTCATATGTGTTTGAAATTTGAACTGTCTTACGTGAGATTTGTGTGTAGTTACCTAATACTGTTGTAGCAGGTAATGTTGCGAATGAAGCGTCATCACCTTCAACAGATGTGTTCGTACCTGCTGCTGCGAGGGCGTCGGTCTGCCATTGGTGATAGGTTTGCCCAGCGCTCATACGCTTTGCAAGTGATAATAATGGTGTATCTTCTGGAGAAATATCAAAAATGATATCCTCAAATGATTCTGCTATACCTTTACCGGTATAACTATTGGTTGCTGCTGTTGCCATGATTTTGTCCTTTGTAAATTAAAGCATGTTTTCTATGAGTTTTGCAGCCATATCTGATTTGCCTGTCTTACGTAATTGCTCACGTAGTTGACGAGCATTAGAATTGGCTTCCGCTTTTGTGTCTTTAGCTCCAGGTTTCACAACTGGTTTTGCGCTTGACACCTTTTTCTTTACAGTAGAATTTTGTTGTAATTTGCGCCATTGCATAGCGTCATGCAATACCTTCACGTGACGAGGGTCAACAATTGCGTTGAGTTCTGCATCTGAAAAGCCATACTCTTTGCCAGTAGATAACAATGCTTGGTTAGTCTCAGGACTCCAATTTGGTATCTCTTTTGCTAGAATCTCTTTTCCTTTAGCTATCTTCTCAGCCATCAATTGCGTTTGCTTACTAACGACTTCCTGCTTTTTGGCTTCAAACTGTGAAACGAGTTGACTACGTTGTTGCTGTAGTTGGTTATATGTAAAGAAATGTTTTTGCGCTTCCACAAAGTCACTATCAGATAACTCTTGCCAATTCACGTTAGCATATTGGTTGAGTTGTTGGTCTAGTGCTGTGATTTTAGCTACATCTTCTATTAAGACATTGTTAAGTTGCATTTGTTCTTGAAAGGCTTGCTCTTGAGCTTTAATTTGCTCAGCATAGGCTTCTAGCTCTTTACGTTGTTCTGCGACTTGTTGTGTCTTTTGTGTGTAGTCTAAGCCTTGTTGTGCTAATGCTACGACTTCGTCTAGTGGCTTTTCAACTTCTTCACCATTAACTTTTAGCTTTAAGATAGCAGGAACTTCATCTTCCGACTGTTCTTCTTCTTCAGCTTGGTCATCTGGTGCATCATCTGTTGCTTCTTCTTCTGCATCTGTTTCTTCAACAGGTGCTTCTGCTTCAGCCTCTAGTGGTGGTTGTTCTTTCTCTTCAGGTGCATCTAAATTAGCTTGCACATCAGATACAATATCATCACCTAGCATAGCCTCTAATCGGCTTTGTGGTGACTGTTCTACGACTTGGTCACTCATAATATTTTCCTTGAAATTAGACAATAAAAAAACCTACCGAAGTAGGCTTTAAGTGGGCTTGTCCTTACCCAAATATCTTAAACTTAGGTCTATCCGTCTGAATAGCTGCGAGCTTACCTGTTTGCATAACGTCAGTAAGTTGCTTGTTAATTTGGTTTAGTAATTGTAATGCGATAACTAATCTGTTATGGGTCTTTTCGTCACCTAGTGGACTATTAGTCATACTAGATACAATGCTTTCACGAACCTTCTCTAATGCTTCTTTATAGATAGGGTTATCTAGTATCTGTGCTGCTTGTTCACCACGTTTTACTTCTTCTAGTGACTTATCCGCCATACATCATTCCTGATTGTGCCTTAATTTGTGCGATAGCTAAATCTGTTTCAGCTTTGAGTTGAGCTTTAAATCTTTCTAACTCTGCTTGTGCTGCTATCTTCTCACGTTCAATTATAACATCATTTTGTGAACGTAACTGCTCTTGTTGTAGTTGAGCTTGAGCTTTCTCACGTTCTATTTGTAATTGACCTTGAACAGCAATTTCAGCTTCAGAAGGTTTATCTTCTTGCTGACCTTCCATTTGTGGTGTATTAGCTGGGTTTACCCAGAATTCTTCAGGGTTCTTAAAGCCTGCGTTTTGTGTAAGTTTAGCTAACGCATTGTAAATCTTCTCTGGGTTTGTAAGACCTACTTGGATAGCTTCTTTTTGCATATTCAAGATAGATGTTAAGTGCATAAGTTGTTGGTCTTTATTACCAGCACCTAAGCCTACAGAGATAGATAAGTCTTTACGGTCATCCCATTCTCTTGGGTCAATCTCTACCCATTTGTTTCTAATACGAACAATGTCAGGTTTAGTAAGTGTAGTTCTGACTAACTTGTGAACAAGTTTAAATAGTTCTTTTACGCCTGTTTCTGCAAATGTTCTAGCTACTAGCTCAATTCTTTGTTGAGCAGCGTTCATAATTTGTGATACGCCTGTAGCTGTCTTGTTAAGACTGTTAGAGTCTAAACCTTGGTTATATGCTGTGATACCTGTTCTCTTCTCTTTCATAGAGTCCATGTATTCAACCATACCGAATGATGATGCTGGTAGTGGTGGATGTGATAAAGGCATAATGCCTGCACCTGGGTCACCTTCTACACGAACAATACCACCTGGTCTTGATGTAAGCATATCGTCTAGGTTTACTCTGTCAGAGATAGCATAACGACCATTGTTAGCTAGATACATGTTATCTAACTGACCACGAATAAGTGTAGACTTGATAAGCTGAATGTCCATAGTCAAGTCAGCATAAGAACGACCAATATGTCTATGTGGCATAATCATAGGAGTGATACATGCAAATGGAACATACTCGCATGGCTCTTTGTAGAGAATAGTATTACCTAATACGACTACTCTATGTCTCTTACCTTCTAACTTAATGTATGTGTCTTTAACTAGAGCTTCGTTAGACTCAATAGCTCTATCATATTCTTCGTCATAAATATCACGTGCATTAGACTCTTCTTCAAATGTATCACGAAGGTCTGACATAATAGACTTAATGTATTCTAGTGGTTTGTCAAATGTTTCTGCAATATCTGACAACTGCATAACTTCTCTGTGCTGAACGAAACGTGCATCTTGTAAGTTAGGACCTGATACTTCTACAGATACCATCATGTTTTCAGGTGCTACGTTCTCAATGACAATCTCTGTTTCTTTTTCTGTAATCTTGAGCTTAACGTCATGTAACATAGGTTGCACAACTGTAGCTGGGTCAACACCATTGATAGCTGCTTGTTGATAAACAACATCCATGTTGATAGATGGGTCAGGATAGGCTTCGTGTTCTAATACTTCTGTATTCTCATCTGACGCTAACATTTGGAGTTGTGCGTCTGTTAAACCTTTATACTCGTACTCTTCTTCTTCTTCTTCTTCTTCTGCATAGACTTTTACATAACCGTTTTTAGAGAGTAATGCGTCTTTAAACCATACGTAGAATATCTTGAACCCTTCGTTCTTTTCCATAACGATATGGTTAATGTAATCTGTTTCTTGGTCTGCTGCGTCTTGGTCTTCTGGACCTTTAGGGTCAAACTGAACAACCTTATCACCGGCTACAAAGACTTTTAAAAGCTGTGGGAGTGCTGACTCAATCGTGTCTTGAACGTCATAAGATACAACTTGTGAACGACCTTCTTCTTCGTTACCGAATGGTTGTCCTAGGTAGTAGTCAATCGCTTCTGCTCTATCATTAGACAATGCACTATCATTTACACCATAGGCAATATTCTCTTCTGCCTCAATCTGTGCAATTATCTCCATGTCTTGTATCTTCATACTATTCCTCTGTTATTGTATTGTATCTTACCAGTAGTCCATGACTCGTTCTTCATGTTTTCTATGGAAGTACATAAGTATCTAAATGCGTCTGCACCATGGCTATATTCGTCATGTAATGGCGCACCAGGTTCGTTAGTTGCAGAGTTTATACTTCTGCGATAATTCTTTAAACATTC